AATGCATTTACTCTTGGATGGGTGTAAATGTTGGAGATTTTTTAAGGGCATCTGAAAATAAGATTGTACTAGACAAGTCTTATAGACTCCCCAAGTCTGTGTATAACATTGCGGATTCTCTTGTAAAACGGCTTCGTACAAGACAACAAAAAACTTGGAAACCTAAAGATGAAACTGGCACTGTGGTCTGGCATCGTGATATCCTAGATGTGGACTTAACAGCCGGAGAGTGGCTAATTTTAGCCCGTACCAATTTCATTGCTAACAAGATCGCAACCACAGTTAAAGAGCAAGGATACCTGTTTTGGCGTGAAGGTTCCGGCTGGTCCATTTCCCCCAATGTTCTCACCGGAATCGAGGTATGGCTAAAACTATGCAAGGATCAAGCACTGTCTGCACAGGAATTGAAAAAGCTATCTACATTAATAGTCCCAGACGCTGCCGTCAGAGGTGGCAGGAAGAAACTCGCAAGTTTAGACGCAGAACAAACTTATACGCTAACAGATATTCAAGACCTGTTCTCCCCGTATGTGAGCAAGGAGACCCCGTGGTACGAAGTACTGAAGGTAAGCGAGAAGGAACGAATATACATTACATCAGTACGTCGTATGGGCGAGTCTATTTTGACGGGGACCCCGAGGATCAAGATATCGACGATTCACAAAGCAAAGGGTGGCGAGGCGGATAACGTCGCGCTACTGTTAGACTCCTCTAGAGCATGCGTTGAAAGCATGGATCAAGACTCCGAGGTACGGACGTTTTATGTGGGTTTAACTCGCGCCAAAAAGTCTTTGCATATTATCGAATCACAATCACATTATGGGTTTAGGCTATGAAAACACGAGAAGATTTTTTGAATAAGGCAGAAGAGCTAATTAATGGTCCGAGGGCCAAGGAGTATGGGCCAGCTAAGTTTAACCATGAACGTATAGCAACCATATGGAGCGTGATCTTGGGCAGGTGCATAACACCAGAGCAGGTGGTCGCCTGTATGATCGGATTAAAGTTAGCAAGACTGGCTGAAGACGCAACAAAGGATGACTCATGGGTAGATATCATAGGTTATGCCGCACTTGGAGGAGAAATTGTAAATGACTGCGATGATAGCTGATGGCTTTGATAATGCTATACTTGGTATAGCTGAAAGATGCGGGGATGATAACGTGTTGGCGTATGACGCTGCCAAATGTATTGAGATCCTTGTAGAAGAACACGACATGACGCATGAGGAGGCGGTGGAATACTTTTCGTTTAACGTATCCGGTGCTTATATAGGCAAAGGAACGCCTATATTTGTTTGGACACAAGAACCCACAGACGCTTTGGAGCGAGTTAATGAAGACTGATTTATTTGACGACGAAGAGGAGTGGTCACCGCCATCGTCGTTGCCTGACCTTACAAACTGTGAGCGCATGGCAATTGATCTGGAAACCAGAGACCCTAACTTAACCACATTGGGACCGGGATGGTGCCGGAACGATGGTTACGTCATTGGATTTGCCGTAGCAGCGGGTGATTTTGTGGGTTATTTTCCTATCCGCCACGAGGCTGGTGGAAATATGCCAGAAAAAACTGTCATCAACTGGTTAAAGAAACAGCTTGAAACCCCGCACATAGAGAAGGTCATGCACAATGCAATGTATGATCTGGGCTGGTTGCGGTGGGCCGGTATTGAAGTACAAGGTAAAATCATTGACACAATGATTGCAGCACCACTGTTGAACGAGAACCGCAGGTTCTACAACTTAAACTCGTTGGCTGGTGAGTACCTTGGTGAGTGGAAGAACGAAAAAATGCTTCGTTCCGCTGCCGAAATGCACGGTGTTAACCCGAAGTCTGGTATGTGGCAGTTGCATGCTAACTTCGTTGGAAGATATGCCGAGCAAGACGCTGCGGTAACCTTGCGCCTGTGGGACAGGCTTCGTGCAGACATTGTAAAGGAAAAAGTTTCAAGTATTTTTGAGCTTGAAACAAGCTTACTTCCTTGCCTACTAGACATGAAGACCAAAGGCGTTAGAGTAGACATAGACAAAGCGGAGTTAGTCAAGAAAGATCTGCAAAACCGCGAGGATAATTTACTTAAAGAGATAAAGACAGAGACTGGGGTCTCTGTCTCTCCTTGGGAGGCTGCATCTATAGCAAAGGCGTTCGATTCCCTTGGTCTTAAATATCATAGGACAGAAAACTCTAACGCTCCGTCCTTTACAAAACAGTTTCTTGTGAATCACACGCATCCAATTGCACAGAAGATTGTGAAATTGCGTGAATTTAATAAGGCAAACACTACCTTTGTTGAGACAATACTTGAACATTCGTGTAATGGTCGCATCCATTGTGATTTTAACCCTCTTCGTTCTGATGAAGGGGGGACAGTTACAGGACGATTTTCGTCGAGCAACCCCAATTTACAGCAAATCCCGGCGAGAGACCCAGAGATTAAAGCGTTAATCCGTGGACTGTTCCTGCCGGAAGAAGGAACAAAGTGGGGCAGCTTTGACTACGCTTCTCAAGAACCTCGTTGGTTAGCGCACTACTGCGCTCAATTGCCCGATTTACATCGCCATCCAGAGATTGATACTGTAGTCGAAATGTATCAGAAGGGCAACGCTGACTTTCATCAGATGGTCGCAGACTTAGCCAACATTACTCGAAAGGAAGCAAAGACTGTTAACCTTGGAATTATGTATGGTATGGGTCGTAAGAAGCTTGCCGGTGTAATGGACATTGATGAGGAGCAGGCTAAAGTTTTGTTGGCTCAATATCACGAGAATGTCCCTTTCGTTAAGGGTATAGCAGACTTATCCGCTGAACATGCAATGAGTAAGGGATCAATAAGAACATGGCTAGGACGTAAATGCAGGTTCGATATGTGGGAGCCCATATCTTTTGGGTTTAGTAAAGCGTTAAAGCTAGAAGAGGCTTTAAAAGAATATGGAGGCAAAGGCAGAATACGCCGCGCCTTTACATACAAAGCCTTGAACAAATTAATTCAAGGTTCAAGCGCGGATCAAACAAAAAAAGCAATGGTTGACTGCTACAAAGAAGGTTTGATACCTATGTTAACTGTGCATGATGAATTATGTTTTAGCATAGAGTCAAAAGAACAGGCGGACAGAATTGTAGACATCATGGAGAATTGCATACCAAAGTTAAAAGTACCGTTTGAAGTTGACATGGCACTCGTGAACAACTGGGGTGAGGTAGAATGAGCGACAATGTTTGAGGCAATGATATTAGTGTGTCTAATTACTGATACATCAAACTGCAAAGTGTTCGAGGACATGCGTGGACCGTATGAGACCATCGGTCAGTGCAACGATCGGGCAGCAGAGATGACCATCGAAGTGATGAACAACCCAGAGTTGTCTAAGTTTGTGGTTAGCGGAGCTAGGTGCGATAGGATTTCTGGTCTGAAGACGTACCCGAACAGGTTTCACCCTGACAGCAGTCATCGATCACTGCCTTACAGTAGCTGCACTGCCCATGACCATGCACTTGGATCACTTTTAGTGGTGCTTGGCACCTCGGACAGCGATTCTCAGGGCTTTGAGGGTATATTGGTACGTCCATTAATCACGAGCTCCACGAGAATCGATGTTTTTATTAAGTAAACACAGCAACTTAGCGTTTAAAACTATTTTATTATTTTTACAATATAAGTCGTACCGTCTGAATTTTTGGATATTTCAACGGTTTTATTCTCGCAGGAGTACCTAACGGAGTTACTTTCCTTGTAAAGATTTCTTTCGATGGTACGCTTTGCTTTAAGACATTTAGATATCTGTTCGTAAGCGGTGTGCTCAGTTACATCACCGCCCAGATATAGTATAAGAGTTATGGTTTTAATGATTTCCATTTCTTAGTTTTTCTATGTTCTCTTCTAGTACAGTAATACGTTTCTCGTAGAACTCTAGAGTTAACTTTTGTTGTTGGTCGTATGGCGCACGGCCTTCATCTATCTGTGTGGACAAGTCATCCAGTTGGTTGGCTAAATGTTCTATCAGCATGAACTGTTCACTGTCTGCTGGAAGACTGCCCATATCACCACGAGGCCACTTGATGCGGAATTCTGTGTTCTGGTTTAAGTCAGACTCCATCATTGTGATGTTAGTTTCTATTTGGTTTAGTCGTTCTATAATACCAAAGTATGCCCACGTTGCTACGGATGCAGCAGCCACCATACTTATGATGTTGCGTAGAGGTAAGGCAACCTCTGTATTTTCGTTTATTTTGGTAGCCATTAGTCGTTAGCGAGATCACGGATTCGCTTAACCAAACGCTTGGCTCGATTTGGAACCTGATCATGCCACCGCGAATCGACCATCTCGTCTGCCATTTTGTTCCAGTCCCGAGCATCGCATCCAGCTTTCATGCCTTTGAACTTGGATAGGCGAGGCCTACCCATGTTAAACATCATGTTAGCTATGACATGCTGACACTCTTCAGGCAGATCATCGAAGTCATCGTACAATACTTTGCATTCGTCTATGGTCACGGCAACGTCTAGAAGAAATGCTCTACGCACTCGCTCTTCAGATACCTCCGTACCAATAGGTTCACCAAACTCAGGGTCCGCTTCGGTGATGAGGTGACCGATGCCGAAAGTTGGTAAATTTAAATGATCTAAATAAATCAAATACTTACATCCCTCGTCGTCTGCAAGTTCTTGTCTTAGTTGATCTTTGTTCATCCTACACCTCTTAATCTTTGTGCTAACATCTGATCCCTCGGATCAGGAAGCGTGATTGGGTTTGCATTAGCTAATGGATTGGTTGCGGGAACCGCTAAAGGGGCTAAAGCGGTTCCCGCTTGCGCTGCCACGGGAGGAGCCGTAGCTGCGGCAACTGGTTGTGGTTGTGGTTGCACTTGCGCTGTATCCAAGGTCCGTGGTTCGGGGACCGTGATGCTGCTTACATCATCATTTACTTGAGGCATTTCTACCTCGGGCAAAGCATCCATAAGTTTTAATCTTCTATATTGCCTCTGCAAACCAAAAAGTTCTTTAGTCGGATATCTTCCTCCAATTTCTTTCTGTGTTAAAATACCTTGGTCTATTATCTCGTCGCTAATTGGAGCAGGAGTATACTTGCCCTGTAGGAGCATATCAACATCGCCAACCTTATTTTTAGTAAGTGCTTTTCTTATTTCATTTTTATCTAGTCCCAAGTTACGCATGTCTTGAATAAGACGAAACATTTCACCTTGTAGCCTATATCTTTTTTCATTGGACGCAACGTAAGCATCTAGTACATTTTGTGGGTCTATTTTATTCTGAACCCTAGAAGCTCGGTTAAATGAGCTAGAAGCATCTCGCAATTCTTGACCGTAATCAAATGCATTATATTTGACGATGTCATCCGCCTTTACATCTATCTGACGGGCACCTGTTACAAACGCTAAAATTTCTTGTTCCAGTTTTCTAATATTACCTCGGGCATCTCGTCCGTCCTCTGCTAATATGGATGTGGCAAGTCTGCTTGGAACAAAACCTATCTCTCCGCCCAGTTCTGGTTTGGGAGCAATTTTACCTACTACCTGTTCAACTGCCCCGGGTAAGAAAGCGTCAGCAACATGAAGAAACATTTTGGCACCTTTATCTAACAAAGGATCTCCGCCAAAATCTCCTGAAGGCTTGTCATAAATAGCTCGGCCCGTTCTTGTTGTTCCTCTTGCAAGGTCTATAAATTTTTCGGTGATAATAGACTCTTCCATAAATGGGCTAAACATTTCTTTTATAACGTCCAAAGAAGCGTCCATAGCTACTTTGTCCGCGTCCAAGTTCATTATTTCCCCTCTGTTTTGAGCGTTAATAACAGCGTTAAACGGACGTTGCCAGTAGTCGTATGGGTTTACAAAACTAAAATCAACATACCCTGTGATATAATTTTTTTCTTTGCCGTCCGGCCCCACTTTTCTTTTTACTTGAGTAGGCAGCAACGTGCTGTTTTTGCTCCAGTAAGGGGCAGTTCTTCCGAGTGAATCTATTTGATCTTGATCTGTCTCGGTAGCGTACATCGCTATTTTTTGAGTAGCGGTGCTTAATCCTCCCGCTGTAGCGGTAAAACCCATCAACCTTTTTAAACCAATCGCTCTAATTCCAGCGTCGCTAGATTGTAGTTCTCTAATCGCGTACCTTAAAGTATTACCACTCGTTCTAATTATTTCCGCAGGGAAAGCTATAAAGTTACCAACAGGAAGCTTTCTAAGTTGCTTAATAACTTCTGGAACACGCTCATAGTTTGGAACCGTGTTCTTTACAATGTCTGCGGCGTACTCGTCTAAACTACCAAAACCCATATCCCGAGCATATTTTTCTCCGCCCTCTTCTCCCAGTGAACGCAGGACTTTATTTTTTTCAAACTGGAAATTGTATATTTTCCAAATATCGTCGCCGCCTTGGTAAAGATCTTTTGCCCTTGTGCTGATTGCTGCACCCGGTTCAATCAAGGCAGAATCAAGAAAACGTCCAAAGCCAGATTTATTTAATTTACTCCGTATTGTACCTTTTGTTCGAGAAACATTTACACCCATGTCATCTAAGTGGCCCTTTAAAGAGCCTCCAAGACCTTCTTCAAACAACTTATCTAGTTCCCTAATTTGTGTTTGTGTCCCGACAACACCTAATTCTTGTAGCTTGCGGAAGAAATTAAGCCGCCCCGCAGGATCATTTTTAGAAATGCTGTTAGCAACGGTAAGAACTGAGTCAAAAAGGTTGCCGCCCCTGCCTATATTCCCTTGTGCTAAAGCAAACAAAGAAGCAGAAATTACGTTTCTGACTTGCGTTATCGGAGAAAGTACGGTTTTAGAAAATTGTGATGCGCCTTTAGCTTGTAGAAAAGTACCATACATCCCCCTACCTAAACCGCCGCTGATCCCGGGTATGTTTAGCGTATGAAAAGATTCCCATATGGGTGCTCTAACATAGGCACCAGTAAGAGCACCAAAAGTTCTTTCACTGCCAGAGCCACCTAACTGTTTATGCGTCCTAAGTAAAGCTTTTCTTTGCCCTTCAGACATGGCCCCGAACGCCGCTTCGGAAATAAAATCATTACCCTGATCAAGAAACCTTCTACCCATAAAATCATAGAAGGAATTAACTGCTCTAAATTCTGCTAGATCAGATATTGTGGTAATAAAACTTTCTAACGGATCGTTTTTCTCTCCAAGCATGGCTCTTAAAACTGGCTCTTGTATTTGCTTTTTACTAAACAGACCAGTTCGCAAACGATTTCTTGCTGTAAAACGTTGTCCTTGAGTCAGTTGATTAGCCGAAAGGGCTGTTGGTGTTCTGTATCTATCCGCAAACTCTTTGGCTATTTGCTTGGCATAAAAAGATTTAACCCTACCTCCTGCAATAAAATCGTCGGGCAGTGGGCCTAAACCAAGATCGTCCCAAACGTCTTTAGCTGCTTGTCCGTTTTCGCGGTAGAAATTAATTGCGTTTTTATATGCATCTTTGAATTCTACTGTTTCAAACCAGTTCGGGTTTTCAAAAGCAGCAAACTTGCGACCCATGTAGTCTGAAACATTGTCTGTAATAGCCTGCTCTAAATCTCCACCCGCACCAGACTGAATAAAATCAGAACGTTTAATTCCGTTTACCAAAGAAGTAATTTGCCCACGCATTTTTAATGCATCTTTTTGCATAAAATCCGGTAAAAATTTGGCTAATACGGCATCATTAGTAAAATCTAGTTCGCCCATATTTAAACGAGCAGCATCTTTTTTCACACTATCTATCCAGCCAGCATCTCTGGAAAGAAAAGAATGAAGCATGTTCATCGCACCGTTACGATCTATGGATGATCCGTTGATCGTAATATCCACCATTTCATCAGAGGCAAAAAGATCATCTAAATCTTTTTGTAAGCTTTTGATGACTTGAGCAGCGCGACCTATTTGTGCTTCCGTTTCACCCCTAAGAGTAGACGATCTTTCAAAACCTTCTTGAGGCATGTCTCCTCTTGCACGGAAAAAAGCAGCAACTCTGTCTAGTTTATCTTCATCCACACCAACGGCTTTAGCCACACGTTTTACGGTAGAAGAAAATGCTTGACTAGCTTTTGAAACAGCCCCTGCTCCTTGTTGGGTGGCAGAGTCTAAAGTTTCTCCAACAGCAGGCGCTGCTCCAACAGTTTCTTTTCCTATTCCAAATACTCGGAGCATAGGTTCGATTGCAGCAGTAGCTCCCGCTGCTTCCAAACCTACTTTTAGTTTATTTGTTAACCTTCTCTTAGCCTCTTCTTTACCGGATGCCCCAACATCTTTAGCCGTTAGTGTCGGTCCCCCTCCAAAAAAATCGCCAATGGTTGTTGTCCCGTCAGTCGCAACAGCAAAATCCGCTACACCTGCGGCTCCTATTTGAGAAAGTCTGTTGGCACCTTTTGTAAAGTTACGAACTTTGGCAAGTTTACTAGCCAGCCCTGCTGCGCCAAGGCCCGGAACCGCGAACTGCGTCACTGCCTGTGTAATTTCTCCCACTAAACCAGCAGGATCTACACCTAAATCTTTTTTAAGTTCGTTCTTAAATCTAGTTACATCGCGAGAATAGTTGGTGTCTTGCGCGTAATCTATGGCAGAGGCACCGAGCTCTGCGACTCCAGCCACTGCTTCGATACCTCCGCCGATTATCCCTTCACCAAATTCCTTAATGAAACCTTCATACTCTGGTTCTGTAGGAGCATCTGGTTGAGTTGGAGCAGCCTCTGTAGCCTCTGTAGATTCTGACTCTGTAGCTAAATAATTTAAAATCTTTTGTTTAGCTTCATCAATGGTTAAACCGTCGGAAAGTTCAAACTTTCTTCCTTTATATTCATATATTTTACCCACTACAGCCCCCTGTGTTTATTCAATTTTTGTGACCCCGCCCGGAGTCCCGGGAACTACCGGAGGGGGTGATGGAGAAACGGGGTTTCCTTGAGCGTCGTACATTGGTTTGCCTTTGGTGAACAAGTCTATTACGGCTTTATCGGAGTACTTCCCAAGCCCTAAGTCTCCTATAACACTCGGGTTCAAAATTGCTATAGCTCTAAGGATTACGGCTGGATCGTCGGAACCAAGCATTGTGGCAAGATTCATTTTATCCGTTACCTTGGCTACGTTTGCTATCTTAACAAGATCCTCCAAAGGTTTTGGTTCCAGACCGTTTGCTACGCGACTTGCATTTATTGCTTCTGCCGTTTTTATAGCATCAGGCATTTCATTCATTTTTATTTGATTGGTTAACAACGAAAGCTCTGCTTCTGCCGCCGCTACAAATCTTTTTTCTTGTCTAGCAGTTTCAGCGTCAACATCTTTTTGAGCCATTGTCGCAGCGGTAAGGTTTAATTCTCTCTCTGCCTTTTTTTCTGCCGCCTTTAACTCGCCAAATGTACCAAGGGTTTCTTTAGCACCGCCAGCTACGTTTGTAAGAAAATCACCCGACTGACCCGCTGCAATGTTTAGACCTAAAGTCATAAGCATAAAGTCTTTAGAAGATCTAATGTCACTTACGTCGTCAACTCCAGCAAGTTTTAAAAACTCTTTAGCGTCTTCTAGAGCTTCTTTCTTCGTCTTGGCGACAGGTTGGCCTTTCAACTCAGCGAGAAGTGCAGCATGTCTGGTCACGGAAGCATCTGCTTTTTTAGCTGTGCCAGATTTGTCAGGACCTTTTTTAGCCGCCGCTTTTTTAGCCGCTTCTGCGTTCGCTTCGTCTACCAGTTGTTTTTCAGTTTTACCTACAAACGGTTTTTCTTCGTTAGCTTCTTTAAGTTCTTTTGCAGTGGAATTGGGGTAAAGCTGTGATTCTGTAAGATCGCCTGTATAGCCGTCAGTCCTAGACCCAATAGTTCTAGGACTATTGTTTCTTCCTCTGGCTGTCCCAGAATTTAAATCAACGGTGTTTGCGTCTGGCTGCTGATCAAAGCCCATGAAGTTAGCAGGGATAGCAGACGGCTGAATTTGATTCTGAATCACTGCGTTGATTAATTCAGGGCTGGATGCCAGAAGTCCACTCACGGCACGACCGTCTGCTCTGTCCATGCCTTTATTGCGAAAAGCATTACGCTGTAATACAGGACTATTCTGGTACTCTTTTAACCTGTTTCCTATGCTGGTAATAGCCATGAATTATCCTCCAAACTGTCCGTAAGCACCAAGACCTGCAATACCAAGACCCATAAGCTGCGACCCCATGCTAGGAGAAGGCGCTGTTGCGGTCACGGTTTGCTGCGCGGATGGAACACCACGGAACAGATCCGACAAGAAACCAAGTCTTTGGAAAGGCTCTGATTGTTGTTGTAAAGCATTTTGTCTAGCAAAATCTAGACCCTGCTGACCCATTTGCTGAGTAAGACCACCAATACCCAACAAAGTATTTATGTCCTGCACACCCATCTGCTGCGCCTGACCACCTAAAGTTCCGTACATCCCTGCCTGCTGCGCCTGCAACTGTGCGGCATTTTGTGCAGCTTGTTGCGCTTGTGCATATCCTTGCTGCCTAATGTTGGCTGCTGCACGAGACTGCTCTTGTATATTTGCCTCACCAAGTGCCGCCTGTCCGACTGCAAAACGTGAGCCACCAAAGGCTCCTGCGTTTGCGGCTTGAGCACTAAGTTGATTTTGTTGCTGCTGCCCAGCTTTTTGAATGTCCGACATTGTCCTCTGGACAACTTGATCCTCGTAAGGATTCATAAACTGTTGCGCTGCACCCGGTTGTGCAAAAGCCCCAGCCTGCGTCATTGCTCCTTGAGCTTGCTGTAGGAAAGGCATGTATGACCCAAGACCAGAGTCAGCCATAGATTGCGCTTTTTGCTGCTCTGCTGACAGTCCAAACGACTGCTGCGGAGCGTATGGCATTCTACCCGCGCCAACAGTTTGTGCATCATCATAAAGTTTTTTTAGAAAGTCCTCCTGAAAAGGAGCCATTCTTTGGGTAACTTCTTGTGTTTGTGTTGCCATTACGCTGTGGCCTCCAATTCAGACATCATATCATATAACCTAGCGGCACCGACATCTCTGTCCCCGCCACCAGCGCCACGAACAGCGTCTGCGGTTAAAACAAACTCCCCGTCAGATAGTCTAGCAGGCACTGAATCAGATGTTCCAGTGCCCGGGCCGCTGACCTCACCTGTTATGGGTGTATCATAACCCATTTTATCGTGTCCGTACATAGCCCCGCCATGTGCTGCGCGAACGGGCTCTTCAACTTCATACTTAAAGTCGTCGTCGTAAAACTTACTTATTTCTTCGTTGTACTCTGCCATTTCTATCGGGTTAGTGACATCGTATACTTTATCTGTCGTAGGACTGGACACCGAACCAAGTATAGTACCACCTATCGGATCTCTTTGAGGAGTTCCCTCTTCGGGCTTGTCAAGTGCTTGTAGAGCAGCCCCTCCTAAACTAGATACTAGGAAAGCATCTTTCATTGTGAAATCGTCAAACAAACCACCTAACCCGCTGCTTTTTCCCGCGCCAGTGGTCATTCCTTCGTTTAGGTTACCGACCAATGTTGAAGGATTAGCAACTTGTTCTATCCCATACAGTTTGTTCTGCAAAGCATTAGGTCCAAACATACCTGTGCTGGACTTTGCGCTAGAACTCATCATGTTTGGAGATACAAAAGAAGTTACCCCGTAAGCTAACGCGGCGTTAGTAAGCGCGTCATTAACTGACTTGCCGCCAGCTAAACTACCAATCCCAGAGCCAATGGACGCACCCATAGGACCGCCAAAGTAAAACCCAGCAGCAGCGCCAATCGTTGGCAGCAGTTCTTTTGCGCTACCTAAACCTAACGCTTTTCCAAGATCACCAAATATAGCCATACTATGTCACAATCTTTACAGTGCCTGAATCATTATACAGTGCACCCACCTCAAGTCCAGTGGCGCTTGTGGGTAAACCTGTTAATGTTGCAGTGGAGGCACGAATACCTCCGGGGTTACGCTCTTGCTCAATAAATATTTCCAACGCCCTAATAAGGTCAGACATGTAGCCAACACTATACTCGGGCGGGGCTTCCGGTAGTCTTGGTGGTGGGACTTGATTACTAGACACTAGCGCCTCCCATCCTGTCGAATATCAACCCTCGGGCTACCAAGTCTCCACTTAGCACCAAGTGCAGTTGACTCGACCCTTAACGCGAAAGACCGTCCCCGAGCGCGGACATATAACTGTTTCGTATACTCTTCCACCGGGCTAACCTGTGTTCTTGTTGTTGTGCCTGCACCAGTGTTGGCAAAATCCTCGCCCGGAAAATCTCTAGCCTTTATAGTAAAGGTAGCTTGCGGGGTAGATATCGCAGTGGATCCAGAAAAGCTTAGATCCGGTATAACTCTTCTAACACAAGTGAAGTGATCTCCGTCACCTATGTCCATCACTGCTGACTCTATGTACGATGTCATCGCGCTGCCGTCGTCGTCATGTCCAAACTCTTGGTTGTACAGGTAACCAGTGTCATCTGTAGCTAACGGAAACGGCCTAGTTCCACGGTCCAACCATGCTGTTCTACTAAGTGTGCCATAGTACCATATTTTATCCAGATAGTTATACACTACATATCTGTCGTTGACTTGCGACGCGGCTGATGCGTAAAACCAAAACACCTCACTAAACTCAGAGTTAACACCGCCAAAAATCTTATCGTTCTGATCCAGATTGATGTCGTTAAACACCTTGTCCTTGACAGTGCAAGGTAGCTGCGCTGTCTGACCAGCGTAGACATAAAAGTTATCTGCGCCCATCCAGAACACAAAGTCCTCTGTAGCAACAGCGGCGTTTGGTCCGGCGATAGTTATGTTAGAGGCAAGCTGCTGTAGACCAAAGGT